TTCCAGTACTTGATAATGTTTTGAGTAATAGCTGCGTGTAAGTTTTCGTCACGTGCAATCAACCCGATAATCTTAGAGTTACCTTCCATCTTACCTTTGTATCCAAAGAAAAAAGAACAAGCAAACGAGGTATAAAATGATAATCCTTCAGTAATCTGCGTTGATAATACCGCGTTAAAAATCTTCTGTTTAATATCGCTTGTATCATCACCGAGTAATGTATTATAAGCGCTACTAATCTCTGTAGCTCTCCTCACAATTTCTTTATCTTCTAAGATAGAATCAAAGAATTGAGTTGCATCTTTTGCGATATTTTGCAGTGTATACGTATACGAGTAACTATGAATTGTTTCAAATCTTGCCCAAGTAGTCATGCAAATTTCAAGTTCTGGATTCGAAACATAATTTTTAATATTATGAATACTTCTAGAGAGCATACTATCGGTCATAGTTTGCCATCTAAGATTACTATTAAAGATAAATCTCTCCGTATCGGAAAGATTTTCGTAATCATTACGATCTTTCGTCAGTGATACCTCTTCAGGTAACCAGTGAAATTCTTCTTGCTTTCTCCACAGGTCGAAAAACTTAGGATATTTAAACCTATCATATCTTTGCAGAGCTAAATCCTCTCCAAGAAACATTGGTTGTTTTGTTGTATCTACATTAGTTGTGTTTAAGACAGTTTCCATAAATTTTTATTCCCTTTATATTATAATGCGCATGCACCAGATTCACATTCATTATCAATCTGTTCCTCTTCCCCCATGCTCTGTTTATCGCCGTCATCAGTATTTAGATAATAACCGGTTCTCCAACCTAACTTATATGCTAGAAGAATCTCTTTAATTACTTTTGAATCTGGTAATGCTCCATTTTCGTAATGAGCGTAATTATAGTACATATTAGCACTAATACTCATATCAATCCATTTTTGTAATGCACCGACAATCTTAATAAGACCTTCATTATCTTCCATTTCATACGCTAACGTATACTTATTTTTAAGAGATGAGTAGTTCGGTACAATAACAGGTAGTGTACGAGCTTTTGATTTTTTATAGGTAATATAGTTTCTAATAGGTTCTATGCCATTCGTAGAGCACTGAATTACCGATGAGCTCTCACATGGCATTATAGCAGATACGGTGCTATGGCGCAGGCCATGCTCTTTAATTCTCTCTCTCAGACCTTCCCAGTCCATAGCATGCTCACGGGTTACAAACTCATCAATTTCCTTCTTATACGTATCGATTGGTAACCATCCCTGGCTATATTTTGTTTTATTAAATTTAGGACATTTACCCTTCTCACTCGCGATATTACAAGATGAGCTAAGAAGAAAATACTGAATCTTCTCCATAAGTTCATCCGCTACGTTTGGTGCTTCTGCATCCGTATACTTAACGCCGTGTTTAGCGAGATAAGCTGCAAAGTTCGTTATACCAATACCTAGAGACCTTCTATTCTTTGTAAAGTTTTCCGCAGCCGGTAAGAAGTAATCCTGGTAATCAATTAACTGATCCAGTATACGTACAATAATATCACATACCTTTTCCATCTCTGCATCTGAGTTAACTTCCAGTACATTAATAGCTGATAAGATACAGATACCAATCTCAGCATCTTTATCATCTAAATGCTGGAGAGGTTTAGTAGGATGTAATACCTCAACGCATAGATTAGTCATCTTAACATCGTCATTCCACGCTGAACGTTGATTACAGTGATCAATATTCATGAAGTATATACGACCGGTCTCTACTCTTTCCTTAACGAACAAAGACATTAGCTGTCTTGCTTTAACCGTCTTCTTAAACTTAAGGCTTGTCTTACGTTCATATAACTCATATAACTCATCAAAATTTTCATGACCGAAAGCATCGTATAATTCTTTAGCTTCGTAGGGAGAAAAAAGAGTTACGTCCTCGTTCTTTAGAAATCTTTTATAAAAGAGCTCGCTGAACTGAATACAGTAATCTAGTTTACGCACGCGATTGTCGTCTGTACCAGAATTATTCTTGAGTACCAACATATCTTCAGCTTCATAATGCCAAAACGGAAAGTTGACCGTAGCTGAACCACCGCGGATACCATTCTGATGACATGACTTAACGGTAGATTCCATTAGCTTTAGAAAGGGAATCACCCCGGTATGAACCACCTCACCATTACGGATAGGAGAATTAAGCGGTCGAATTCGACCGATATTTAACCCTATACCATATCTTGAACCGGTTGCATAGCCGGCAGCTGTCGATGACGAGAAGATAGAGGGGAGAGTATCGTCGATATCAATTAAGCAACAAGACGCGTATTGTCTAATTTGACTACGTACACCTGCCATAAGCGGAGTTGGTATGTTAATTTTAAATTTAGAGAAATAATCGTATGCCTTCTTTACATACTGCATACGTGTTTGACCTTCATATTGACCGAAGCATACCATCGCAATAATCATATAAGCAAACTGCGGGGTTTCATAAATCTTCTGAGTCGATCGATCTTGAATTAGATACTTATCGCATAATTGCCTCATACCGGCGTATGTAAAGTTATTGTCTCTATCATGCTGAATATACTCATCTAATTTATTAATTTCTTTCTCAGTATAGAGCATCAAAATGTCTTCATCGTACACATCGTATTCATGCACATTTTTATTAATAAAATCAACAAGCTTAGGTGGATTCTTACCGCCCCAGACGTCTTTACGTAACTGATAGGATAATAAACGCGACGCGACAAATTGATAATTTGGCGTTGCGAGTGAAATTAAATTAACAGCTGAGTCAATTAATACATTATGAATTTCATCAGTTGTTATACCTTCTTTCATTTGAAGCTTGGCGTTAATCTCGATATCAGAAGCTGTAACTCCTTTAATATCTTCAACCGCCCAATTAACAACCTTGTGAATCTTCTCTACGTCATATGGGACTGATTCACCGTTTCTTTTTACAATATTCATATTCATTATTTACAAAATTATACTAGGATTAATAGCTTGAATGCACCGAATTTTTGGAAATCAAACTTATCTTCGTTAAGATTTAAGAGATGCTGTAATATTTTATTATCATCTCTAATACTATCATTAGTTATTTTTTTAAAGTGTTTAAAATCAACAGGATATACTCTCTTATTGAGATATGAGTATGCATCTTTGCATGACATATTATGTTCATCTAGAATAGTTTCGTAGATATTAATATTCATATTACCGGCGACTTCTTGATTTAGTAATGTCTTAGCTAATACGGCACCAACTGCATTTAGAGATATAAACAACCCGTATAGCGGTAATACGCTAAATCCATCTTTATTTTCGAATATAAAAAGACGCTTTTTTGGATTATATTTTTCGCAAATTTCTAGGCGCTGGTTATCATATTCATTCTTTATAGCGAACCCCAAAAATAAGCAAGGTAACTTTTCGTCGAACGCGTCAAATGAGTCTGTATTAACTGGCTGTTCTGTTAATGATATATCAATCATGGTTACATGCTAATATCGCTAACAATTGATCCTGTCTGCATGTTGATTGTTCTAATCTTATCACCCGAATAAGGTGTTTGGATAGTTACAGATACCATATCACCAGCAATTGCCAGATTTGTATAATTACCTGGTGGTAATGAGTGAGTACGGTATATACCACCTGAAACGGCATCAAATATCTCAATTTTATCTTTTCTAATCCTTGCTGTTAATGTTTTCATACTCCAATTATATACTGGTTTATAAAATTTTCAACGTCATTATCAGATTTATTATAAGTAAAGCATGTTAATGCCTCGTTAAATGTTGGATGGTCTTTTAAGATACTAACTTTAAGAAATGCAGCTTCTATACTGGTAAGAGTCTCATCATTAGGTAGAGGTGTTTTATCATCAACATTTAAAATCTTTCGAATATCTACAACTTTATATCCTTTTTTAAGAAAGCTTTTTACTTCTCTGCATATATACATCTCATTTAACTTTTCTTCAGAGCCATATTCATCTATTTTTTTCTGTAAAAAGTCACCGGAATAAATAGTTTGCTTACCAGTGACAACACAAGTTATCTTTTTTGTCTTTGCCATTAACATAATTATAATAAATATTTATATGAAATTCAATAGCCTAGTTGATAATATATTAGAAGATTTCCGTGCACCTATAGATGTTCAACGCCCAGGTAAAGTTAAACCACGTGGTAAATTTGGTACAGTTAACCCTCAATTAAATGTACCTCATAGTACGAAATCAGTTAGCGGATTTAAAGGTCAACCAGGCGGTAAGATGAATACGCTATTTATTAAGTTACCGAAGCGTAAAAAGAAATCTACCAAGAAGTAGATAACCATTTTGCAGCTGCCATTGTAGCTCCTAACGCATCATTCTTCTCTAGAATATTAGACCAAGCTTTCTCATCATAATCTTGTAATCTTTTTAATGCATCTTTACCAAACGCTTTATGAAATTTAGGTCCAAAATATTGGTGAGAATTTTTGACTAGACTCATAGCAGTTTTAGGTTCAACTTGCCAGTAACTTCTAGCAGGGCCACCACCACTCTGCACTCTCGTACGGTAACCAGATTCTACAGCACCTGTTTTTGTTAAGATATCAATAAATTCTTGCTCTGAATGACCTTCATCACCGGCAAAAATCTTTGCAGCTACCTGTATTGCCATTTTAGCATCTGCGGGTGTTTCAATATCGGCTTTTAGTACTCTTGTAGCTCGAGCTTCTTTCTGAGGATCGTTACTAGTCTGATAATATTTCGACCAATCTTGTACGAAATCTCCGAATAGAGAGGATGTAGCTAATGCTCCCATCGCTAAAGCTTTACTCAACTTACCTTCTTCGATATAGTACTCTTTAAACGTCTGCATAATATTATTTATATAAACCTCTCGAGAAAGTACCTGGGTAGTTTATTCTTATTACGTATAACAGCATTAAAAATATTTGCATCTAATACATATGTAACGCAATGATCATCTTTACTTCTAATACCTCTACCACACTGCTGTATAAAATTTGAAAGCATCTTGTTCGTGTACCATTGTTTATCTTGATTAAACATTTTTTTAATTCTATCATCACCTAAAGGCAAATAGGCTGCTTTTACGATAATTTGAAACCTTGCTAAATCGCCTTTAAGGTCTACACCGAGTCCAAGAGACGGGCTAACGAGAACAGTAGGGTTCTGAGATTTTTCGTGCATATCGAGAATATCTTCATTCTTATTCATTTGATCTCTATATAAAAATCTATTACTATTTGTATTATTCTTAATAAAGCTTGTTATACTATTAGTATGTGTATGTATAATCCCCTTCTCGTCTTTATGCTTTTCACATATAGCATCAATCTGCTTAACTATAGAAGGTAAAGCCTTCTGGAGATTAGCATGATTTAATTTATTTGTTTGAGAAATATAAATAGGTGCTTTCGCAGGATCAAAACCGCTATCTGATTCAATGTATTCGTAATCAGCTATACCTAATGTTTTAGCTAAATTTTTATGATCAATAATAGTAGCTGACATTAATAAAACCTTATCAGCATATTGAAAGATATATTTGGTTAATGTATTAACTTTAAGAGGTGTAAGCTTTATATTATCTCTATCTACTACCTGTACAACATACTCGCATGTTTCCCATGTTTCATCAATTAGAGTTAACGTTCTATGTATATTTTTTAAATACTGTAACTTACCTTTTTCACTCTGAGTTAGACCTGCTTTCTTCTTCATATTATTATGAAGATCATTCATATGCTCTGTTACCTCTGCACGAATTGTATTAATCCAAGTTCTAACAGTAGATGGTGAAGTAGATGATAGAGGAAAGATTTTAACCTTAAACGCTCGAAGCTTCTTAATATCAATAGTCGCGGAGAATTGCTTAACTATCTCATCTTCTAACTCCGATGCTTCATCGCAAATAATAAAATCTCTATATTTAACGTGATTAGGTAAAGCCAAAAACATATTATAATTCAACGCGCTAAATTTACTTGTTAGTGAATTATTACGCGCGTTATAATACGGGCAGATATTTTTGCGCCAGCAATCATCTCTTATATGTCTTGTATGTATACAAGGTGCAGTATCAACATCATAATTAGGATCTACCTCACATTGATAATTTGATTTACCTTTAAGTATAGCTGTATCGTCAAATATACTCTTATACTGATCCTGTAATGTTTTAGTGATTGTTAATGCAAACGCCCCTGCAGGTAATTCATCTTTACATTCTTGTTCGTATGTATATGAACCTGCTTGATCCATTTTATACGCCTCATATGTATTAATATAATTTTTAAATGTTGCAGTTGGATCGCTTGAGACGTTCGCTAATGTTTTTGATACAAAGCTCTTACCAGAACCTGTAGGCGCGCTGCATATAACAAATTTACTACCGCTGTTAAACGCCTTTTCAATTTGCTGAATAATATTAACCTGCTGATCGTTAGGTTTAAAATTCTCTGGGAAGTTAGCTAAAAAATGGCTTATCATATATAGCCATATTATACATTATACAGCTGATAAAACAAGCATCGAATTATATAGTTTAGATGCTGTTGATGTATTCATCGCCTTTACCTTGTAATATAAACTACTGTCTTTTAATGTAAAGTCTTCAATATTATAGGAGAAGTTAATATGATCATCGTAAATATTATGAGCATACGGATAAGGTATTTCATATATTTTATGATCACCTTTTTCGTTTTTTAGAGTAAAATTAAAGTGAAATTCTTTAAATCTAAACAATATTAGCTTACCTTTCTTGAGCGTCTTACCTTCTTTTATATAAAAAACGACATCTCTTAATAGGAATTTACTAATACTATCTTCTACACTATCTATATTACTCATCGTCCCATAAATTGATTTTTCTCTTGTATAGTCATATTATAGATATGCTTATTAAAATATTCCCAAAATTCATCACTTGGAATAGTCTTAATTAAATCGCAGCTATCCATGCTAACCATTCTCCAATCCTGCATAAAAATATCCCATACTAATAATAGATTTTTACTTTCCGGGTTATATTTTGGTGCGCCTGTAGGTGGCTTGAAGTTAAGAGTTGTACGCCCATTAACACTATTTAAAAGGCTATTATCTAGAGAACAGAGCATCGTCCTATAAAGCTGACCTGTTAACTCAGGTCTTCTTTTTGTGAATCTAATCTCGCAGACATTACTCTGTAATATCTGCTTTAAGCTCTGTAAACCTATTTGCGGCATTATTTACTAGGTTGTTCTTTACAAATTCCAAATAAACGCTGCTCGTTTAAGAACATACCCTTTTTAATTCTACCGTAACCTTCAACATCCATATTTGCAATCGAAGCTCCTTTATCGTTAGGAAACATAACAATATCTCCTTGCTTTGCATATTTAACTTCCGGGCCCGCTAAAATAACTTTAGCTTTTCGCCAAGCCTTATTAAGAGCGTTAGTTGGTATATAAATACCTCCTCTTTTAACTGCATCGCCAGATTCATCAGACGCCTCGTCAATAAACTCTACTAGTAGGATATCATCAAAAAGAAATGAGAGAATATACTCATCTCCCATTCCAAAATCACCTTGACTGTGACCTTCAAGGTCAATTAAACTTCTTTTTGTTGCTAAATTATCAATACTTGCTTGTGCCATATATAAAGTTATTTAAACCTTATAAATCACAAATCAACGGGAAAATTTTAGCAATTTCTTTTGCGCATTCTTGTGCGATTAATCTATGTTCTAATTGAGTTTCAACACCGGATCTAAGTTCGATATAATGTACCCAACTACGAAGAGTACCGTTCATATACATTCTACTTACTGTGTTTCCTTCAGGTAGAACGGCTCGGGCCTGCTCTTTCGCAATACCTTTACCGATAGCCCACTCATATGCGTCTTTAGCTGCATTGATTACTTTTTGCTGTTCAGCAAACCATTCAATTGTTAGGTCAGGGTTATCAGATTTAATACTATTCTGTCTATTCTTTAGATCTTGTAATCTTGATTCTCTTAAAATAAATGGATTATCCTTTAAAGGGTCTGCATACCGTTGACTGAATTCTTGAAAGGAGAACGAGCGGTGTCTTAGAATCTGCCGTGCGATATCCCTTGTTGTATTAATCTCTACACAGGCGGATACCATTTCTAATGGGCTCCAATGTTTATGTTTAATCAGATAATTAATAAGCTTTTCGGCTGTATCTTTATTAAACTGATTTGATGGGTTTGAAACGCGCGCGCAGAAAGCAATAAGATCTTGACAGTCATTTAAACCTTTACCATGGAATTCAATTGCAGGTGTTGAATGTGAAACTAACTTTACGTTATTCATAATATTTTACTGATTAAGCAATAAGTCTGACATTTCTCTGTTATGCTTGTATTCTCGTTCACTATAAAACTCCGGGATGATTTGCTTCTCTTCTTTACTCTTCTTCTCCTTTTTAGTCTTCTTAAGGTAGTTTAGCTTTTTAAACCTCAATCTCGGAAATACTGAATAGATATAATCGTACTGCGATAGCTTATCATCGAACAAACTCCAATACTTGTTAGTTGTTTCGTTCACGTATTCATTCATCTCTTTT